TCCCGCTCGCGTTCCATGCCACGAGGACGGCGACCTGACTTCCGGCGTGCTCGCCGTGGTCCAGTCCCACGCCGATCTTGCACTGCTTCGGCGCCGGATCGTCCTCCCCGATCAGACACGAGGTGTCAAACCCGGTGAACGTGCGGCTCATCGTAGTCCCTTCCCACGCGCCATTGATCCGCTGCTCGAACGAGTCGGGGAAGGCGCGGGCTTCGGTCAGCCACTCATCCACCTGCTCACCGCCGTACCACGGACAGTTCGCGTGGCTGAGCGGCGCCACGTACTGGGTCCACGCGGAATCCTCGCTTTCAGCCACGGTCCGCAGGTACTCCACTGGCCGTCCGATTGGCGTGGCGGTCAACCAGAGCCAGCCCTGTTTGGCCATGACGCGGAAGATGTTCTCTTGGAGAATGTCGCTTGGCGGGATCTCATCCAGCCACACGCCGTCAAGGTCGGAGCCCGCGTGAGCGATAGGCGCTTGGTCTTGACTGCGGATCTCACACGTGGTCCCGTTGTTGAGCACGATCAGCTGGTGTGACCACCCGTTCTCCAGCGTGAACCGGGAGCCTGGCGCTAACGCCGCCTGTGGCAGAAAGTCCCGCAGGTACTGGCCGACCACGGCAATGCTTTGAGTGTAATTAACAGCGACGGCCCGATACCTGCGGTGGCCGGTGGCCAGCATGATCGCCGCGAGCTTGGCCGCGGCGTGCTTGGTTTTGCCCACTCTGTTGGCGGCTCGAACCAGTATCCGCTTGTCCTCGGACGCCATGAAGCCCGCGAGCGCCGGACTGGGCTGGAACAGCTGGAGCCGGCGGTGGGTGAGCGTGGCGCCGATTCTGGCAAGGTCAACGATCACGCGGGCTGCTTCCGTGCGGCCAGTGCATCGGAGAGCACGTCCGCCGGAATGGAAGCCAGCGCCTTGATTAGCTCCTCGCGGGTCTGGTAGGGCTCCACGGGTTCAGCAACTTGCACGAAGCGCGATTCGGAACGCCCGTACATCATGGGATACCGGCGTTCCAGTATCCATGCCGCAGCTGGCCACGTGCCTTCAAGCGCGCTCTTCCGGATCACAGCCAAAAGCTGCACAGCGCCAGCGCCTTCAGCTGACTCAACATCTGAGAGCAACGTGGCCCACTCTGGATCACCGGAGCGAGCGCGGGCCATGGCCTCGTAGTACTGGCGGTCGCTCACGCCTGCGTACTTTGCTGCGAGCTCGATAGTAGACCCAGAACGGATCGCGTCGCAGAACCGCTTGCGGATCTCGGGATCTTGGAGCTTTGGCTTTGTGCCTGGTTTAGCCACTGAGCACATTGGAAGGGAGCGGCGGGGTCGGTGTCAATCCGCCCTCTTCTGGATGGACTCCAGAAGGCCCGTCGGGGCCGCCGCGTTTAGGGTATGGTCTTGACAACACAACCACCTTTGAGCGGATCTCTTCATCAAGTGGGTACAGATAACGGTGTTTGCCGGGAAGCGCGATTCGGACTGCTCCGGCTGGGATGACCATTCGCGCTTTTCCAAAGTTAGGACCAGTAAATCCACGCTTATTGAGTCGAGCTCCATTCAGTCGGTATTCGTAGCTTGCTACTGATTGGCCTGAGTAGATCCAGTTTGTGGCTTGATAGATGCCGCCGTGGTGGCCTTGAACTGGGTCAGCAAAAGAAACCACAAGCCGGATTTTTGGTGAAGACTGTTTTAAGAATCTCAGCGCCAAAGACAGAACGCGGGACGTCTGAACTTTGTGATCAGTGAGCGCAACTCTCACGAGCTCACAGCATTCAGTCAACGCCAACCCGTAGGGACTGCCAAGGTCTTTGTTCATGCCCCACGCAAAAAGGACAACACCAATAAAGCGGCCAGACTCCCACGCTCCTACTTTGACTGTCTTTCCAACCGGAAGGCTTTTTGTGTAGTGCCACTTTGTACACGCATGAGCCGCAGCTTCATGCGTAGCCCAATCCACTTTCAAGTCAGTTTTCGGCATGAACGGTATCCCACGAATGGCCGCATTCTGGACAGGTCACAATCTTAGGCAATCGTTGTCCAAGGTCAGGCTGTTCGCCTTCTGTGCTTGGCTGAAACTGTGTCGCGTTCAAAAGGTCGTTCACGTCTGCGCTTGACCATCCCAGCCCTTCAATGTTGTCTCCCGCGTCCGCCATGCTTTTGATCACTTCGGTCAATACGGCGTCGTCCCACTCCGCAAGCTCACCCACCTTGTTGTCCGCCAGCGCCAACGCGTGCGCTTCGCTTTCGGTCAAGTCGAGGTATCGGACAGGCACCTCGGTGAGCCCCAACTTGATCGCGGCCTTGAGTCGAGTGTGACCGGCGATGATCTCACCGTTCGCCTGGCGAGCCAACAGCGGAGCGCCAAAGCCAAACCGCTTGATCGAGTCGGCCACGGCCTTGACGGCTGGATCGTTCTTGCGGGGGTTCTTCGCCCACGGCGTCAGCGACTCGACGGCGACAAACACAGCGGCTGTTTTAGGGGCTGAGGACTCTGAGGCTTTCACGCGAACACTCGGGGAAGGCCGCGCACAACAACCGGCGGTGAATCAGGGTACTCCGTCATTCGCTTTGTGTCCACCGATCAACGCGCCTTTCAAGGTCGTTGAACCGCACAAACTGGCCTTGAAAGCCAAGTCTAACTATACCAGTCTCTCCCGCCCTCTGCTTGCTCACGTTGACTTCGGCCACGCCTTTGTCTTCGCTGTCGTCGTTGTACACTTCGTCCCGGTAGATAAACAGGATCACGTCTGCGTCCTGCTCGATGGCGCCGGACTCTCGGAGGTCGCTCATCATTGGGCGCTTCTCGGTCCGGCCTTCCACACCTCGGTTCAGCTGGCTGAGAGCTAAGATCGGCACCTGAAGGTCTTTAGCCAGCACCTTCAAGCCACGAGAGATCGCTGAGATCACATTCTCGCGGGACTCCTTGGCGCCGCCGGTGCCTTGCATGAGTTGCAAGTAGTCAACCACGATCAGACCCAACGACGGCGCCGCAAGCTTCAAGCGCCGGGCCTTGCTTCGTAGGGTAGCAATGGTGAGCCCGCAGGTGTCGTCAATGTACAGCGGGAGCCGCGCCACGTCCTCGAAGGCCTGCTGGAGCCGTGGCACGTCGTCTTGTTGGAGCTGGCCAGTCCGTACCCTTCCAGCGTCGACGCGACCGGAAGCACAGTACAGCCTCTGGCGAAGTTGGTCCGCGGACATCTCCATGCTGAACACGCCAACGGCCACGCCTGAAGCCGCAGCGGCGCTGGCCATGTTCAACGCAAGCGCCGTCTTCCCCATAGCCGGACGGGCGGCCAGAACCACGAGGTCCGTCTTCTGCCACCCGGTGAGCTTCCGGTCAAGGTCCACAAAGCCCGTGGTCACTCCAGTCAACGCGCCTGGGTTGCGGGCTCGCTCCATGATTGCCCGTTCGTCGTCGGCCACTGAAGCGCCAACAGCTACCCAGTCCCGGCCCGTGGTGGAGGATTGGGCCACCTGAAGGATCAAGGTTTCGGCGCTGTCCAGAAGGTCCGCAGTGTCGAGCTCACCGGCCTCGATCTGCTCCGTGATCGTGAGCGCCGCGAGGTGTAGCCGCCGCCGCGTGTAGTGCTCCACAATGCGCGTGGCGTACCCTGCGGCGCCGTGAGGTGACGGACAGTACCCAAGGTGTCCGATCACGTAGGAAACGCCGCCTGCGGCTTCCATGGTTCCCGAGCGTTCGAGCTCATCCACGACCGTAACCACGTCGGCCTGTGAGCCACCGACCAGAAGACGCCCAAGAGCGGACCATACCATCTGGTGAGACACGCTCGTAAAGGCTTCAAGGGTGACGGTGGTGGACGCTTCGGCGTACAGGTCACTCACCTGGAGCACGGCTCCGAGTAGGGCGCGCTCCGTTTCTCTGTTCTGGCTTAGGTTCATGTTGTTCCATCCTGTTTGCTGTTTAGCTCACCGACGCGAGCAAGAAAGCGCGAGCGAAGGTCTTTTTCTGTGAAGTCGTTGCGGCTTGCGAAGGCAGCGGAGCCGCCCACGTCTCGGATCGCCTGGCGGACGTTGGGGCTAAGTGAGTCGTAGGTCTTCAGTCGGCAAGCGGTACACGCG